GATATCCCTGTTGTATCGGCGGCAGGCTTTTGTCCATAAGAGACTACATTGCTCAACTCACCTTCCCACTCACCGCGCTCGCCTAAGCTATCGTTGAAGCTAGCTGTGTTTACATTAAAGGTGATGTTGAACCTGGGCAGGACATTGTAGGTAGTTCTTCTACCCATAACACTGCTGCCGAATATCTCCTCAAGGACTTTCATGTTGACTAGACCTTTGTCTAGTCTAAACGTGATCTGTAACTCACCATCCATATAGATCGGAACGCGAGAATCAAACTCAAGATAGGATTCTGCAGTCATCTTCATGGCGATGCTGATGGACTGGAAAGATCCTAGAAGGACCATACCACCATTTAGATGTGTGTCTTGCAGAGGACTTTTTAGTAGATCATTTGACGTCGCATCTACAAGGTCAGCTCTCTGAACCCAGATATCAACGTCGTAACCTTGAAACGGATCAGGTCCACCATGATCCGTAACATTTCGAATGCGTGGCCTGGGCGTTGAATCTTCTTTAGGAGATGGTTTGTTCTGGTCCTGTGTAACTACCTTACCCGGTGTTAATCCTGGTGAAATTTCTCCAGACAGAAGCTTTCCTACATCCTGCTTGAATATCTCTGGCACGGGGAAGATCTCCGCACCTGGAAACCTAGGGATGGGTGGTTGGTTTAGTGGTGACTCTGGCGGTAGTTCAAAAAAGTTAGCCATTACTTCCGCCTACGATTCTTCTTAACAGGTTTAGTTCTGGAAGCTTCTTCACTTCTGTAGAGCTCAGCAAACTGCTCAGGAGTGATGTTTGAAGTAGCGTTAGGCTCTTGGAAAGTCTCTGCTAAAGCAAGAAGATCAGGAGCCGGCTCTTCTTGTTCTTTTGTGATAAGACTAAACCTGCACACCACAACGCACTGGTTGCAGCTAATGCAGGTATAGTCGTTTATCAGAACCTTGCCAGGGAGAATGTTGGTAATCGTGCCAGGAACGGGGCATGCTTTAATGCAGTCCCCGCACCTGTAGCACAGATCAGATACCTTGTACATCCAGATTCCTTAAACTAGAACGTCCGCCGCCAGGTATCTACGTACACCGATTACAACGTGGTCTGCCGGGAAGACAGGCACGAAGTAGACTTCTGCACGTAGGTAGCCGCTAGCCACCCTGTCAGGCGGGTTGTTAGTACTGTCAACTAAGCTGGACTTAGTTGCAGCAATAATACCACGGCTTAGCAGCAGACCCATATACCCATCCAGCTGCTGTGCAAGCTGCACGCGCAGAGGGTTGGTGTTGGGTTGAGACTTGACCCACTGAACAGAACGGAAGAGATCCGTCTTGATCTGGTTGTAAACACGCCTGATGGAGACCCAGTACCACGCACCGTCAGAAGACAGTGTACGGCCATTCAAGCAGTGGAAACCGCCAGTGGCAGGATCCAATACTAGAGCTTCCATACGAGCCTTAGTGTAGTTGTTGAACGCCTGCCCTGTCATGACGGTATCCAACTCTACGATGTTCTGGATGAACGGAGAGCTTGCGCGAGCAGCTGGAGACACTTGGATATCAGTTACTGCCAAGTGGCCTGCGTACAGACCATCTGGAGAGCAACCGAAGCGTGCCAGACGTGGCTGACCTGCATACGTAGCCCAGCCAGCTACCATGACTGCAGAACCCGTGTTCGTGTTGAACGGAGAGCTCACTCCATTCAGTGCTTCGATATCCATATTCTTGTCGGCGTTAACAACCGCAATTCTGTAACCAGTGATGGCATCAGAAGTCTCAGCCTGAGAGATTAGAGCAGCACGGATCGTATTGTCTGTTTGCCCTGCAGCCAAGATGAGGTTTACTTGATTGACTTCCATTACTTGCAGAGCATCGATATAGTCTTGAACTTCTACCGGAGGACCATCCCCACCACCCGTTAGAGGCTGGTTAGTTAGAATCTCGGGAAGCTCAGTAGTAAACGTACCAGCACCAACATAGAACATACGGATGATGTTAGAGGCGCGAGTAGCAAGAATCTCGTTAGTGTTATCATCGATATTCAACTCATTGCTGAGGTCGATATCGAAGTAAGACTCTTGGTGCCCGTTGATGACATCAGTAGCGATGATGTTAAACATAGTCGCAGTAGAGCCATTTGTGATGGTGATCTGGACGTTATCACCCCACGTACCATCGTACGCAGCGTACACCTGGAAGATATCTGCGGGTACTACTTGTCTATCCTGAACCATGTAACCAGAGCGTGTAGGACCATTAGCACCGCCAGAGAAGAACGTAGCAACCGTAGGAGATGGAGTTACGCCACCAGCACCACCAACGCCAGGAACACTCATAGTGACTTTGTAGTAGTTAGTGTTGTTGCCAGGTGCATCAGCTTGCAGCGTGATAGTGCCACCACTTACGTACACAGCAGTGATATAGGTGTTTACGTTAGTATCAGAGTTGATAGCCGTAACAGCAGCATTGGCAATAGCAGCAGCAGTCTGCGCGTTAGCTACCGGGATAGTGACGATAGCATCAACACCAATCTGTGTAATACCATTGCTTTGGAACCTCTGGAACTTGAGTTCAAGGTTGCCAGCCGTTACAGCGGGGGCAGACGGTACAGTAAAGGATACGTTTAGAGTACCAGCCTTAGCTGAACCCATAACACGTACGATACCAAAGTCATCTGCGCCTTGATCCATAGCTGCCTGTACAGATACAGAACCAGCATGAGTTGTATCGCCGTACATCTTGGCGAATTCCTCAAAGGTGCTACGTAGTCTGAAGGTCTTATACGGACCCTTACGGAAAGTACCTACCACACCGATACGGGCAGTAGACCCGATCTGAGTAGGACGAGGACTTTCGTTGATCTCCTCGAACTGGATATCTGGATACAGGTTATTCTCGAGAGCCATGTCCCCTCCCTATTATGGTTGTGCACCAATAGTTACGAAATCAGATCGTTGTGAGTTGATCATATCAACCACGTGAATCACCGATGTTGCTAGAGACGCATAGTAAGTACCCGTTGCAGGGTCTACCAAATCCGTCCTAGGTATAGTTTCCGAAGTGACACAGTTGAAGTACCGATCCTGAGTTAGGTTATAGCAAACGGGTACTGTATTATTTACGTTGTTCGGATCAGGGATCTCCCCAATCTGTCCACCGATAACCTCAACAGGATTGAAATCCTCCAAGCTGCGTTTGGTGTAATACACCACTTCCCACACAAGCGTGGCTGTGTGGAAAACTAGATTACCACCTTCAGTCCACTTCCCTGAGTTAAAGTCTATATAGCGTACAAAGCTATTTGTAAGCAGAGGACGTGCTGGATAGTTCACCGAGGGAAGACGTTGTAGATCACTAACTAAGATCAGCTTCAGCACTTCAGCCCATCTACGAAGTAGCTGCTCTGCGTGGTTGAATTGGAATCTAGTCACCTGGTTACTAATAAGCAGAGGATCTGAGTTGAGTCTTGTATCGTATCCAAACGTATGGAACTTGAAGGTGATAAGTGCAGTAGCCTTGTCTAACGGTCCTTGAGGAGTTCCCTGTTTACCTAGTGTGTAGGGCGAGAACACGATTGAAGCGTTGGTGCTGTTACCCGTTAGATTAGCTTCTGGATCGCTTGAATACTTATACGGAAAGATAGACAACGTCAGCGTGTTAGGTAACGTGTTCTCTAAGTCGATACCATCGTAGTCTCTAAAGAGAGTTATACGGGCAGGATCGTTACGATCATCTAAAACTGGTGGGGTAATAATCAGTGGGTGCGCTGCTAGATTAACAAAGATAGCTTCAAGGATCTCCTGGATATAGGTACCTTGCCTATTGTTAATCGCTGCTTGCCCGGTGTAGTGACTCATTGGTTCGTTAACCTATTGATATCTTCAAAGACTCTTTTGAACCTAGCGGAAGCTGATGGCTCTACATGGAATACTCTACCTTTATCAGTCTGACTGATAGGGGGAGTTTTTGTAAGGCTGCCACCCCCACCAGAGGGGTTCATTGTAATAGCAGGAACAACTAGAGACTTAGGATAGTTATCAAACGTAGTGCTTAGGTTTGTTGTAATCATGTCCTTAGGTAACGCCGCAAACTTCAGCGGTGCGGGGACACTCAACATGTCAAATACTACTTTGTAATGAACGATATCCCTGGTGTACGGAACTATTGTAAGCCCCGGCGCATCAAAGGGTGTGCCTTGGATAACAAACCTGGTTGGAGATCTCACAGAGCCTAACACTCTACTAGTTCTAGAGTACTGCGCCATATCGTTGGCCACAGCAAGAACTATGTCCAAAGCAGACCAACCCTTAAGCAATCCTACTGTCCTGGGCATTGTGACAGGTGTAAGCATAGGAAGCGTTGGATCTACGAGTTCTCCATGCCTATAGACGATACTACCGGCAGCAGGAAGTGTATTAACATTTCTGCCATTAGCTGTGGCTGTGCTGGCTGGTGTAAGAGTAGCTGTGCTTCCCAGAACGTTGGTAACCCCAGTAAGGATAGGTTTACCATTACCTACTATTCCAGGGGCATTCCAGCTAACTGTGATAACTCCAATGTTAGCTGTGGCTACGAAGTCTACATGAGAGTCTATTTGACCCGCCAAGATAGTTGCTACAGTTGTCGGGGTGTCGCCTATACCCGCAGTGTAGCTATAGATATTTCCATCAACTGTAACCGTAAACTGATCTCCGTTAAGCACAGAGCCACCAATAGTAAGATTTGCAAACGATGGGTCACCAGGATCGGTTAGCTCAAAGTAGAACGTGTCAGACAGCACGGGCTCTTTAGTGCTGGCCGCACTATTCGAAGTAGAGGCTTTCTCCCCCGTGGTGATATCAATGATCGCTGAATGAGGCCCTTGGAATGTCAGATTAGAATAGACATTATCCATCCCGTAAAGAAGGCCTTTGACACCAAGAACATCAAAGTTCCCAGGGGTACTCTCAGACCACAACTCCAAAGTTACATTTAAGTAGTCGATATCTTTGTCGTACTTGTACGGGCTAACATCAATAAAGCCGATGTTAACTCTAAGCGCGGGGGACGCAAGATTACCAGTAGGAACACCAATAGGATTGATGCTGTAGTCTTTATATTGTGTAGGACGCGTGCCCATTACAGGTATTCCGTCGTCTACAGCAACAACCACATTTATGTTAGGTAGTGAAGCACCATTCAACTGAGTTTGCTTACTGCGCCACTCCGCAGCTAACTTCTGTAGGATAACCGCTGGGGTATCTCCCAGCGTTGGATCTCCAACAATATCAACTTCAATATGATCCAGTCCTACCCAAAGCTTAGCCTTACCATCGACTTGGGCGCAGGGGTAAACATTACCAGAATTTGTAGCAGGGTTATACGTTGTGATGTTGTCGTTAACATCCAGGGACAAATAAATCCTAGGGAACTTGTCAGTCTTTACCTTAGTCTCTTTGAAAGACTGTACTGTATCTGTAAAGAACGGCGTACGTACCAGCTTCTCCAGATCCTCAATAGCCTGTCTCTCAAGCTCTTGGGCAAAAGCTGCCTGCTCTTTAACCTGTGCTGCTAGATAGCTAGTTAAGTGGGCACCAGCGAGTTTAGCTGCGATGCTATAGACGGCATCTCTGATTAGAGGAGATGCAGTAATCATGGTATCGATCATCGTATCTACTTGTGACTGGATCATTGGATCAGCCATTTGAGACAGATCATCAAACCAAACAGAAACACCTTCATTAGAGCCAGCACCGCCACCGCCAATCTTAGATTTGGTGGCAGTCATGATTCTCATCCGAATACGCGGAAACGAATGGTCATTTAGTACCTGACGCAACTCAGAAGCAGCTCTGCTTCCAAGAATTACGTTGGTACTACGGACCATCGCAATGATCGGATCGGTGTTAGAAAGGATTGTATCTCTTAGTGCCATTATTAAAAATGGGGCGAGGCCTTAGAGACCACGCCCCCTCCACTTCTTATACGGAGAATGCTACTTCTTACGAGACTTCTTCGGAGCTTCTTCCTTGACTTCTTCTTCGGCAACCTCTTCAGGGAGTTCTCCCTCAAGTGGTAGCTCTGGATGAGCCTCAGCAGATACCTCCTCACCCATCTCCACTTCGCTGGGTTCGCCTAGGGAGGTTGGAGTGTCATCAAAGGGCAGCTCAGCTGGAGCCTTTAACTCTGTTCCGCTCTCGTCCTGGATACTACCAGCTACAATGTGGAAGTACGGGAAGGGGTTGGTAGAGTCCAGCTGTAAAAACCGATCTCTACTCATCTCCACCTCATCCCCTGGGAACAGCATTACACCATCCAAAGGGTGAGGGTGAAGAACTCGTACAGTTAACTTCTCAGTCATCTAATCACCTCAGAGCTTAAACAGTCTCACGCACATCATAGAAGATTGCGCCAGTTGCTGCAATAGCTCCAGAAGCCTTAGTGAACTTGCACAGACGAACGCTGGGAGTATCCAGGCGTAGAGCCAAAGGATTCGTACCAGGAACGTTGAGCGCCATCATAGGTCCATCAGTCAGAGCGGTTTCAGCTTCAGGAGTTGTGTCCAGAGTGCCGTCTGTCTTCAGGAAGAGTACATAGCTGCCGTCTGCAAGAGCGGTACTATTGAAGGTAGCAAGAGCTAGATCCTTCTCAGCACCACCTTCATTCAACATTTGACCTGCCTTAGCGGTGATATCAGCAGCAGTGAGACCGAACTTAGCGCGGCCAGCAGACATAGTAAGCTGGTTGGCGCCAGTGCGGGTAACATTGCAGCCGTCTTGTACGCCCTTACCGGAACGTACGTTACGAATAGCCTCGTGGTTAGTCTGTAGGCCCATTCTACTTCTCCTTGCTTAGGGGGTGAGTATTACCCCACCCCCTCACTTATCTTAGACTGCGTTGTTGATAGCGTTATCAATATCAGACACGTTACCAACGGTCAGGATACCAACCCAATCTGGATACTTGAGGAACGGAAGTCCGCAGTTACCCATCTGGACAGAACGTCCTGGAGGAGCCGGAGGAGTAGTGTCAGGACCAGAACGCATCCACAGTCCGGAGCGACCCATAGGATCTTCACCAACTGCGTATACAGTCTGACCAACAAACTCACCCTGAGCTTGTTCGTGGCGCATTGCCACTACAGCAACCTTGTTCACAGGCCACACGTAATCACGGGTACCAGTGACAGGGTTATCATACAGAGTATCGCAAACAAGGATTTCCATACCAGCGATACGAGTGATCTCGCCATTGGCATACTCAACGAAACCAGCAGCGTTACGAGCACCAGAACCCTCAACACGATTGACGATGTCCTTATTCAGCTCAAGCAGAAGCTTGAGGCTGGAACGCATCACCAGGTGAGTTGGGCTGGTCTTGGCGACCGTGTAGATGTACTGCTTGAAACGACGCAGGTCATTGATGGGCAGAGACTGTGCAATGTTGTCCCAAGTACGGCTTCCACCGAGAGGGAGCAGAGAGCGCAGGTTGCCAGCAGGAATCTGCATGTTTACGTTGATGGAAGCACCCGTGCGAGGATCGGTGTAGTTAATACCGCCTAGCAGAGCTTGGGCACGAAGAACAGCCCAGAGGTGGTTGTTACGGTCGGTCAGACGACGGACACGCTCAGACACGAACTCAAGGCCAACCTTCTCGTTCAGCGTACCAGCTTGACGAAGGTTGTTGATGACATCCTGAGGAATGAAGTCAGACTCCCGGACGAACACGGGCTGAACGATCCTACGATCGACCAGCGCGCTGTCAGTGATGGCATCGGGTTGCCCACGATCAACGATCGGAGCAATACCAACGCCTCTCTTCAGACGCTCAATAACAATTGTCTGGTCCGCAATATTGCGGCCAGGGAAGAACTGGGCACAAGGGTCACCAGGGAACTGTTCGAAAGCTCTGGCCATATCGGTCAGGACTGTCGTACCTAGAGACGCAATGTCGCCAGCGCTGCTGTAATCGGTGATATTACCAGCCATTAGCTACTCTCCTTACTTACCACTCTTAGCGGCTTCACCCTTGTAGCGGTCAATGATGTCCGCGTAGGGGTTAGGACCTTCTGCGGCCCCGGTAGACAGATTCTGTCCGACCTGACCGAACTGTACACGGTTCTCATTGGGCAAACTACGCAAGAGTTCAGCAAGCTGATCAGTTACGGAAACAGTTGCTCCGTCCGAGAGCTTGAGCTCATTGACAGGGAGCGCAGCTGCTAGGGAAAATGCCTGCTCTACCATTGCCGGGGGGATGCCCTCAGCAACCAGCGCTGCACGCTGCTTCTCTAGTTTCTCATTTGCTAGGGCGTTGCTGTAAAGCTCAGCTGCCTTAGCGGCTTCCTCAGCTGCAGCTTTGGCGCTGGATAGCTCAAGAGACAGAGCTTCCTTAGCCTGCACCTCAGCAACAGCAGCAGCCTTAAGGGCTTCTAGCTCTGCACGTAGCGCAGCCACATCCTGGCTTAGATCTTCGGAGGCCGCAGGAGGAGTTACTTCTTCCTGCTGTGTCTCCTGATTAGTATCTTCGTTCATCGCAGCACTCTCCTGCTCCTCTAGACTACTATCCACACTTAAAGCATCGGAAGGCTGAACAATCTGCTCGTCTTCTAATGCTTCAGTATTGGAAACTTCTTCAGTTAGTGTATCAGAGATAGCTAAGGGAGCTTCAACTGACTGCTCAACAGTCTCTGTATTTACAGCTTCGACCACTACTTCCTCTGGTACTTCTTGCTTCGGTTCCGCCCTGTTAAAAAGAGCTACGAAGTTATCGTAAAGCTTTTCTAGTTTGTTCAGCATCGCTTCAGTCTTATCCACAGGCGCTTCTGCGACATAGGATGGCTGAGACATATTCAACACGAAATACCCAGGAGTTGTCAACGGGTCGCTATTTGTTGACAGTGCTTCTGAGTTAGGTAGGTTTGGAATAAACGGTGCGTTAGTTAAAGAGATGGCCTTGATAACTGTGCCAATACTCTCGCCGGTATGCTTGGATTCGGTGTTCCGCATTAGCTCAGCAGAAGCGAACCTCATGCGGTTCTCTTTAACATCTAGGTACGCATTGTCGTCAGAGGCAGCAACCAAACTAAACAGAACTTCGCCATCCTGGAATAGAGATACAATATTACCTCTGGACGGATCAGCATCAACAACCCCTGGGTTAGACCCAAGATCATGGCCGTAGCGCATATAAGGAGGAAAGCCTAGCTCATCCTTCTCGAAGTTACGCTTCATATCATCAAAGTCTCTTTGGGAGAACTTTACGACACCGTATACGGGGTGGTACCAAGAGCCCAATCTGGCAACTGGAATCTTAAGGAATTTGTCCTTCTGTTCCACGTCATCACCTTCCTTGCATTAGGGCTCATAGGTGTAGCCCATGTTAAGACTTAACCAGTGTGTAGCCTAACTAGTATAGGCTGACACCATTTACGCCACTGCTAGCGAATTCTAATAAAACCAACAACTTCTAAAACTGAGTTCTCTACTAAATCTCTGGGGGTAACGTCTTCTGTAGCTAATCCTGTTATAGGCCAACCAGCTAGCTCGAACGCTAAAGCTATGGCAGTAGAGCACTTCACACCAACACCCTGCTTATCCGGTAGGTCTTCCACAGTTAACTCCTCTACCAAGTCTGGTACTAGACCAAGTATATCGTAGGGTCTGCCAATTAAAGAGCGCATACACTCTAAAGCGGCTAAAGCTGCAGCTTGCTCCGGATGTCTAGTCACTAGTAAGAACCTATCCCACTGTGCTAACTCTCTACGTTGTACACCGTCAATCAGAGCACCAATAGATATAAGCCCATCTTCAAACATGGCCGAGTGTGGGAATGGACTGTCAGTAGCTAAAACGATTGGAGAGTGCACTAATACTCTGTGGTCTACCACAGAGTTAAGCACGTCTCCCGGCTGTAAATCTCTGAGCTCCATTAGCACTCTGTGTACCTCTTAATGCCCGTGAAGGTGGCTCTTGTTGGAGTACTTGTGTTTGTCATGGGTAGATGACTTTCTAAACAGATATCCAACCTCATGTGTGTGCATGCTTCTAGTACGGCTGGCACAGTAGCATCTCTGTACTCGTAAACTAGAGTTATCATATGGCTATCGTTATACGGCAGAACGACTGGATCTATTACTTCACTGTCACAGCCGTCACGTAGCTCGGCCAGGCTAGCGTAGATGTGATCTTTGACTTTATAAACTCCTGCCGGATAACCAGGGAAGCCTGCTACAGCTAACTCATCTTCCGTTAAGTACTTATATACTTTGTAGTGCAGCGCTCCAGGTATTAAAACGTCGATCTCACCACGCATTGTAGCTTTATTAATGATCATATGGGTGTGCGGGTATGGGATAATAGACCACCTAGAAGAAGTTACGTTAGCTCCTGTATCCTTTCTTTCCCAATGTTGAGTTGTGTGATTGAACTCTACAATAACTTCCTCAGTATCCGACCTTTTCCATTTATTAACACTAAGGTCTAAATAGCACTTCTCCGTACCATTAGCATCGTACCACTTATAGTGGACATCGTCGTACACAGCTGTAATAGGTGCTCCGGAACCATAAGGATACGGTAGGCCGGTGAACCACATACCAACTGCATCGTGCCAAAAATTACCCCCTACAAACCAAGCTGTAGGGTCTCCATTAGTTTTCCCATTCCACTCACTTGGGTGTACGAAAGAGTGTGTTTTGAACCTAAACTCTTCGTCTGCAGGCAACACCGCAGGAGTACTAGACTTAACAAAGTGGACATACCAAGTATCATACGCTTGCTGCCTGGTATTATTGTAGAGCTGACTAACCGCGTTTTTGTAAGAGGTAAGAGCTGCAGAGTCAGCTACCTCAATCCAGTTGTCTCCGTCAGCAGGCTCGTCTTCTTGCTCTCTACAATCCCAAGGCCAATCTAAGGGAATGCCAGCAACCTTAAACACATCTGTACTGGGTGCTTCATTATACGTGCGGAACCAAACAGACATGACCTACTACCTCGCCGTTGTAAACCGTGTCTTGCCACGGAAGTAATCTATAGAAACACTACGTGCTGTATTACTGTTTGTCTTGATCAGTTGTGCGCTCGGAGCTACGTCACGCCCAGCGGTAATAGGGATGTTAGTAGTAATAGCTGTACCGTAAGCTGTTCCATTTAGATAAAACTGAACGGATGTGCCAGCTGCGTTAACTATATAACCCAACTTAGTCCAAGTAGCAGCGGCCACCGCTACGGGACTACCAACCGTACCGGTTGTTCTAGTGCTATTGTTAGCTGTCTTAATAGCCCAATTGACGGACAAAGAGCGGTTGTACTCAAAGTAAACACCATCTACGTGATCCGCCGATGTGGAAGAGTCACCAAAACCGCATCTAAGTACGTAATCCTGACCTACAGCTGCTAAAGTTGGTATGTACACCGACCATTCATTAAAGTAGGAGCCCCCGCCTAGTTGGATAGTATTGGCGTTTAGTGAAAGGATTGCTACATCAGCATTAGTGCTTACAGTTAGATCTACCACACCTAGGTGAGCAGCATCCATATTAACGCTAGAGAGCGCAACAGCCCCGGTACCGACTAGTGTGGATACCCACCCATAAGCACCTGTAGTAGAACCCGAAGTCCAATCCTCATTTATTTCAGATTCTTTTCTAAGGTTAAGCACCAAGCAACGCCAGTCACCATCTTTATACACTTCAAGGTCTCCAGAATCAAATCTGAGAGTTCCTTCTACAGTGGAAGAACTGGTGCCGAAGTTAGCCCCAGCACTAAGGGTCCAATCACCACCAGATAGAGTTCTGCTTTCCCAGTTGACGGTAGTTGTGCTGCCGCTATTAACAAGAGTTCTATTGGATGTCTCTGTGCCACCTCTCGCTACAGGTAGAACTCCGCTAGTTAGCTTTGACGTATCTAGGTTAGGTATATCAGTAGCTGTTAGCGTTCTAAACGTTGGAGTAGCCGCACCACCTGAAGAAGGTCCAGAGAAAACAGTGTTTGCTGTTTGAGTCTGCAGTGTAGCAGTTAGAGTTCCTGTAGTGGTAACCGGTGATCCAGTTACTGAAAAGATGCTTGGTAGAGATAAGCCTACACTAGTTACTGTACCGCTACCGCCAGCAGCTGAAATCGTGATAGTTCCTGCGCCATTAGCAATAGATATACCGGATCCTGCGGTAAGGGTGCCTAACGCAAACCCAATACCATTACCGATAGGAAGCTGCCCATTAGCGGGGGTACCGGTAAGTCCAGTACCCCCGTGGGCTACATCTATAACCTTGTTATCTACGTAACCCTTATTAGTAATGTCTTCCGGGTCGGTAGGGGTTATAGCGAGTGTATTAGACACGTGTTAACCTGTGATAACTACTCGATACTGACCAGAAGCTGGTGCAGGATTGAACACCAGCTGAGTAACGTTAGCGCTACTGTCAATCACCTTAGCATTAACGTGACGCTTTTGGCCAGTCTTCTCGTGTACACTTACTATTGTATCTACAGTGTTCAAGTTGTGCGTAATGTTAAAGGTTGTAGTGGAGCCATCCCCTGGAATATCGAGAGCAAACTTTCTTGTAACGTTGAATGTAGTAGTGGCCGATGGAGCTCCATCAGTTACTTGCCAAACGTTAGTACTGGAGTTGAACTCCATTACTGCATTACCTTGAGCTGCTACGCTGAAAGCTGTCGCAACAAGAACGTCTGCTGGATAGGTATGAGTTACTTTAAGAGTGGTATTGCTCGTGATCTCTTGGATAACTCTAGAGTTTGCGCCGATAACAAGAGCATCACCAACTGTGTAGCTGTTGAAGCTAGTGCCGGTACCAGTAACGTTAACCCCAGAAGTTACAACGGTGCCTGTACCAGCCGCTGGGGCTTTTAGCCGCTTAACTGTTATACCGCCGTTAGAGTTTTGGGCAGCAGCAGTAATATCAAAGTTCAGTAGAACATTACTGTCTCCGATGTTAACTTCATTCCCAAACAGTTGTACTGGGTCTAGTTCTGTGAACAGCCGTCCTACGCGCAGGTCTGCCCACGTGGCATCTGCAGCATCACGTAGTTGAATCTCACCATTAACATTCTTCCATTTAGGTCCACCAGAACCAATTTGGAATGTAGCGGAAGTAGTACCCGTATCTGTGTTCTGCGTATGACGTTTAGTTACGGCATCAGCGATATTAGCAGCAGACGCACCACCAACTGTGGCTACTGTAACGCTAAGAGAACCAGCAGTTCCAGTTAAGTCTCCAGTAAGCGCTGGGAACCTACCAGCTGCGAGAATACCTGTAGCACCTACTCCACTGAGGTCTAGTGGGGAATACCCAGGTACACCACCAACACCGGCAACAATTGGGTAGCCGACAGTACCTGTTGGTAACTGGCTAAAAGAGATACTGGTTCCATACCCGTAATCTCTCCAGGCTGTACCATCAGCCCACACTGGACGGTTTAGTGTGGTATCAAACTTGAATAAACCTTGGGTAGCTGTACCCAGCGACCCTGTAGCAACCTTCTGTTTTGAAACGTCCTGTAGTTCGTTTCCGTTGCCCTCTAGATGGTACGTAAGAGTAACTGACATACTAACCTCCGACTAGTTAAGATACGCTACTCCACGCCTAGGGGTAGAGTGTGTCAACCGAATTGTATTGTTGTCTAGGTACTCTTCTTTGCAGCTAACAATCCTATTGAGTACCTGGTCAAACACTGTTATAGAAGGAAACCTATTTAGATTGTGATTAATTGTCCACACTGTTGCGTCTGTAAGCTGCGTATACGCATAACCGGAGAACGTCAAAGGCAGCATTGTTGGACTTATCAGTCCAGATGCGTCTAGCCCAACAATCTCTCCAGCGCTAGAAATACCCGCAGATGCAGTAGCTGGGTACTTCTTTTTGAACTCGCCATCTGCGTCAAAGCTTACGTAATTAGTAGACATAGTTACACCTTAACTGGTGGGCCAAGGATGACATCAAGAGTACCAGTATCTACAGAGACTCCAACCTTCTGAACAAAACCTACTGTGGGTGGGATATAGGTTAAACCTCCCCCTAAACTTAAGAAGTAAGTAAGCCCCTCAATCAACCCACTAATGCTGGCTGTACCAGAAGTAATAACATTTACTAGACTATTAGCTAGAACAGCAGACGAAGTAACTCCAATAACCTTACCTATATGAGCTACATTGCTGCTATCTGCAATGTATATCTTTCCATCGATAGCTGAGTATACAAACCTACCGGCAGGTATGTTCTCACCGGCTAGCAAATTGTTTACACCAGAAATTACAGAAGGGGGTCCAGGAGGTCCAGGAGGTCCCTGAACAGAACCTACTTGCACAACAAGAGTTGTACCAGGTTGTACCATAGGTACAACCTGTCTGGGAGGTGTATACCTAGGCCAGACCATACTACACCTGCTTTACCACAGCTAACTTACCATACAAAATGGTTTCCACTGTAGAGTCTGGCTTAGTGGCTGTCACATCATATACGCAGTTATGTGGAAGTGTATAAGTCTCAGCAGGGGTTAGAGTGAGATTAATTGCTCCGTTAACGGCATCGATTACTGTTACAGTAAACGACCCTATTAGATCAGGGCTACCAGCGTAAGGTCTTATCTGTGAAGCAAACACCCAGCCTGTAATATCTATTGGGGTTAAACCATCGTTCGTGTACGTAAGTGTGGTAGGAAGGTTGTACGTATCTCCAGCATAAACGCCAAGATAGAAGACTGCAGGCATAATTACTCCTCAGCCTTTGGCTTTTGTTTAGCTTTGACCTTCACAGTTGCTTTCTTTTTTAATTCAACCTTCTTGGGGTTTGGTTTGTGATTGTCAGCTGTAGCTTCCTCTGGAGACAAACTACCAGTACGGATTGCTGCGCTATCTTCCATAGCATCCGCACGCATACCAGCAACCTCGAGCTGAGCTTTAGCTCTGATGCGCGCAACGTCAATCTTAGTCTTGTTAGCTTGACGGTGATCAACAACAACCTGGTCGATGCTGTCAATAGCGGTTTCCTGACGGACAGGTAGACCCACCATCTGGCGAACTATATTCAAGTCGTTTAGGTCAGAGGTATCAACAGCGCCTACTTGTACCATCTTATCTAGGGTGTTAGCTAGAGTTTCAGCAGTTGTTGGGTCGAAGGGTAGCATTGGGAATGAACCTGGATTTGGTTCGTTGAAGTTGTATCTAATCAGTCTACCAATGACTTGTTCTGTAAACGGTTCTACAAACTGAGAATAGAGGGCTCTAACCATAGATTGGTAAATAGCAAAGTGTGTCTTTGCAGTAGAGTTGAGGCCACCAGCTCCACCTCTAAAGACTAACTCAGGTATGAGCAAGCCTCTGTAGATGCCCGAGTTTAAATAGTCTAGAAAATTCTCAAAGCTAGTACCATAGTTGTTGCCTGTGGTTATCGTCCCAATCTTGATATCATTCTGCGGATCAGGGTTTTCAAGGACAATACCAGTGCCAGTGTGCATGTTAGCCAAAGCGTAAGCCGCACTATCCGCGATAGTCTCCGCACGCTTACCTCCTTCAGCATAGCTATCGCCAACCTCACGTCCTGTTGGTAGATTGGGTGCGATAATGTATGTAACAGGTGTCCCATACCTATCGAGGGCGATAGCCCACATCTCGAGTCCTGGGTCTTTGTACTTCCAGAGTTTGTAGACTCTTCTGATAATGCTCTCGCCATAGTAGTTATTGTGCCTCTTACGGTGAGACATGATGCATACTTTATTCAACGGGATAGGTATATACGTACCCCAGCCTTTAATAGGAGAGAGTTGATAGACACCTGGCTCTTTAGCCCCAGGCATCATAGGCTCTCCACCTTCAGTTAAGTAGCCATTCCTATCTACAGACATGTAGATAGTATTCGGGTGATAGTTAGCCATCCTTTGAAGCCACAGATGTTGACCATCCACAGTCCAGATCATCTCTGAACAAGCAAAGCCTGACCAAAGAGATGAAAGAATCATCTCTCCAATTGCCTGACGGAAGTTACCCTCCATCATATTTAAGTTCTCTTGGACAAACCTACGAACATCCGCTCGTGGGTGTTGGTAATCTCCTAGAGAGGCAAGTAGAGATAGCTGGATGAAATCTAAAGCTCCTGCTATCGTCTCATCAGTCGTGAACGCGCGTTCGTATTCGCTCATACGAACAGCGTCAGGGTTAGCCAGGAATCCGTTGATGTTAGCAACAGTTCCAAGCAGAATAGAACTGCCGGCTTGCTTAGCTGAACCCCTAGGTAAAGCTTCAACTACTTTGTCGGTCTTTACCTTTGGTCTGGCTTCTGGTGTAAGCTTAGCTGTATTCTTCGCCATTAACCTAACAATCCACTATTCCTGGCTATAATCCCATCGGACCCAGCACTAAATCTACTTGTGAGTTTCTGGTCTTCTGCTCTAACAAGTTTAGCGATTTCCTCTGCCCACACTTCTACTTCGGCATCGTCCATCGCGTAGAACTCACTGGGTTGGATGTTTCCGTATCTGCATAAGTACGCACCCAATCCTATATTTAGAGAGTCCCTATACCGACTCTTACGCCGATCTAGGGACTTCTCTCTTAGCTGTCCGAGGCTGGGCCCTGAAGTAGCTTTTTTGCTGCTTCCTTAATACGATCGATCTCGTCGTCGCTATTAACTGTGAACATATCGAGGAATACGCCCTGGTAGAACTGGACATCCTTGATCCCCCAGAAGTCCATCCTTCTACGAGGATCATACTCCTGAATAGGAGCTCCATCAAAAGTTTCTAGGCAGAGACCTGCTAGGATTTCGATGTCGCTGCTGCCCTTGTTCTTGTTATCAGCAACGTACTCTTCAATGACCTTTTTACGGTCCTTGTTACGGGGCTCACGGAATGTAATCTTGTGGCCGCTAGGAAGTTCTAGTTCGTAGCTCATGTGTTCTCCTTATAGGTAAGGTACGCACCTTACGCTCAACATCACTATACATATTGTTAGATGATCATGCAACAGAGTAATATTCCTGATAGAGACAGGAGATTACAGTTTGGACAATTGGCTCTCAGCTAAGCGCCTTGCTCAAGAGACGCAAGTAACCTTAGACCTCTTTAAAACAAGACATAGGCTCAGCAGTCTCATCCCTAGAAACATGGATGATCCACTAGCTGAAACAGAAGCTGCTACGGACGCAATCGCTGAAGCAGACTCTAGGATGCTGTCTATCTTTAATGAGGACATCCACGGTACCTCTGTAGACTCCTTCAATACCCTTGGTAAGCTCGTTAGCCCCGAAGGTACTATTGATAGGCTTCTCCACCTAACATCAACTAGATACCAGAGAACCTATGAGCTTAAAGCTTTAGCCTTCTCTGGTAACTCTATCTACGACATGGGTAAGACTGCTAAGGATGCTTCTGAGATAGCTAGGCAGGCTAGTGCTATCCAAGAGGCTATGCGTAGGACTTTCGTTGGAGAGCCAGACACCAACTGGAAAGAGAAAGACTACATAGCTGCTTGGGAGAAGCAGGAGAGTATTGCCAGCCACCTAGCATTCAAGTCTCTTACATCCTTTGCTGAATATGAAATGGTCACAGATAAACGTGGCGTGACCATGCCTGAGATTAACCAGGCGTTTGGTTCTAGTGATCACGCTGCGTTCTTTACTAACGTTCTGCGTAAAGCTTCTTCTAGCTTAGACATCGGTATGTTCCAGTTTGAGAGCTCGGTCATGCTGGCCGAGACCATGATGGCTATGCGGGCCACTGGACAAGCTGGAGGTATGGTTAACATAACCCTTAGCAACCCAGCAGCTATTGCAAGTGAGAACGCTCTCACTATGGCTGTACTTAGGGACTTTGCTAGGGAGTTAGGACACGAGCAGGGGGCTAACAGAGAAGCCTTCATGAGGCGTATGAACCTTAACTGGTTCGATACTGAGAGCTCTTCTAGCTGGAAGAACTACGGTAAAGATGAAGATACCTTTGGGCGCATTGCTCACTACAAGTTTGTTGGTGCAAACCTTCAGTCTGCATCTAACTGGCGTAATGCTGCCTTTGCCATATCTACCGCTAACTGGACCCATGGTGCTCTAGGGCCTATCGCTAGAGATGGCACCTATATTCGTAAGATGGGGAACATAGAACTTTCGCTAGCTGCTAACTACGACAGCATTGTCACCAGAGGATTAAACCCACAATCTCCAATTACAACATCGGGTCACGCTGACGCGATGTCTGAACTCCAGCGTAGAGAAGACATCTTTAAAGAAATGGTGTATAGCGCCAGACAAAATACAAGATACATATCTGGAGAGATAGCTACCTTAGAAGGTGTTGGGGCTGGGCAGAAGCGTTTCTTCATGGATGGTCATAACTTCTATAAGGAAGTCGGCAACATCTTAAGCGGCATGTCAGGTAATAGAGTTGGCCATCAGCTAACTGCCTTTGTAAACGTCTCCACTGGCTATGAAGCCACACATAAGAACGGTGTGTTCATGAGGTTGCTAGACAACCTGAAGCACGTCGCGTCTACTGGTGCTGATGTTGTTCTACTTATCGACAAGCTGGAGAAGAAGAACTGGCAGGATAACACAGCCTTCAAGGACTACTTTAAGAGCCGTGGCGAATCCATGCGTGACCTTAAAGGTACAGGTAGAGATCTAGAGGCTATCAGAGAGATCCTCGGTGTTGCTGGGATGGAGCACTTCCGAGTAGCTGACACGTTTGGTAGGCATCAACACGCTAAGGGATTTGTCTACCGCGCTGCTATCCCCGCTGAAGATATCATCATGATGGGTTCTCCTAACCCATCTCATGCAGCTGCTGGTGATGACCCAAGCCTGAGTCACAGAGAAACGGCGTTCATCGCTACTGGTAATGATCTACCTGGGCTGAGAGATTCTAATGAACTAGTCTCTCGTCAGTGGCTACTAAACAATGTTGTAAACCCAGCTACGTTAGCAAACCTATCAGATACGAAAGTGCGTGCTGAGACCGATATCTGGTCTACACCTCTGAGAGCTGCAGCTGGCCTACAAGCCGGGACAATGAAGCTCCTGAACCAGGAGAACACAAAGCTTCGCAATGCTGGCATCCTAGCTAAGTTCAGCCACAACGTTGATGGTGGTCACTCTAGCATTGCTTCAGTAGGACTTGAGTTTGGCGGTAGAACCTTTGAGGACATCGTCAAGTTTGAGATGTATCACAGCGCTGATGCTGGGGGTAAAGCTGGGCGTAGCGTATACCTCCCAGCATTCCATAAGACTATCTCTGGTGCTACAGGATACATCTCTGGAGATGCTGGTAAGTATGTAAACAAGCGTCACATCGGTTTTGAGGAGATCTTATCCAGTGCTCTGAAGGTAACTCACGAGTACATAGAGAAGTCTGTACTCCATGGTGAGTTAAGAGCCCAGGCTATTCAAGAGCTGTCCAATGCTGGACACATGATGGGTGAACGAGCTATTGAAGCTCGTCTCACAGACATCCTTGGTAGGACCTCTACTCAGTACAAACTTAAACAGCGTGGTATGTCTTTCCTCCGTGACATGCTTAGCTCCTTTGAAGGGCAAGAGCTCGGTCGTAGAGCATATTCTGTTAAAGACTTCGAGCACATGCTTTTCGAAATGCCTGACAACATGTTGGACCTTCTGCGTCCTACTAAAGAATCCAACTCAGTCTTCTACAACGCTGCTCGTATGTCCTTCAAGGATTCCCACTTAGCCCACGATTCGGCAGCCATGGAAGCTGGATTCCAAAGCACGAGCTTTGGCTACCAGGAAGGCCGCCAGATGGCCAAGCAGGTAGCTGCTGAGGGCCTTAAGCACCTTTCTATGATGTCTGTCTCTGGAGACGGTGACGGGGAGTCAGTGACGTTCTTCGTACCTTACACGAAGATGTGGCAGATGTCCCAGCGTATGAAGAACCTCATGGGCGCCACCATCTGGGATCAGTCAAGAATCCTGCAAGAGCAGATGGAGATTACAGACCACGCTGGTAAGAAGAAGAGTATTACCAAAGTAACCAGCACTGACGAAGCTCTGTTCTACAGGTCTATGGAAGGTGCGGCGCACTTCGATCCACGTACCGGTCAACTGATCGAAGACGGTCAGGTTGGTATGTACAGAACTAACTTCGCATTGGAGTTAGGCGGAGCTGTTAACCACGATATCATCCGGGCTAACACAGGTGCCTATGATGGTGTCTACCAGCACCGCACACAAGAAGTAACGACCAGTATCAAGATGTCCGACTACGATGGTCGGGTCATTGAAAACCTCAAGCAGCTTAAAACCAACCAGACTAAATTGATCGGAGAGAAGATTCATCTAGGTGAGGGCCATGTGTCCACACACCTAGGAGACCAAAAGATTAATCTAACGCTCAACAACCCGTCAGCAGCCTACGCTGATGTTGGTGGCTTTGCTACAGTCTCTGACATTAGCTTTGAGCACTCTGCAGTTGACCGTCGTAAGCAGTCGTTAGTCGTCCATCTGAGGACAACCATACCTACCCTAACTGGTAGCCGTATGGTCAACCCTAAAGGTGTCATGGTATTCGAGACTACTGACAGCTTCACCAGGACTATCAGAGATAGTTACCTGATGAACACTGCCAGCACCGATGCCATGAAGACTTACATGGGCATCGATATATCTGGTAACCAACCTATTACCCAGATGCACGCGATCATCAACCCAACTAACATCAAACACGCTGACATGCTGCTACAGCATGGCGCGTTCATGTTAGTAGAAGCAGCCAACCATAAAGCCAATCCTCTGGAGATGCTGAAGACTCTAGAGACCAACAAGAAAATGGACTTCTTCTTCCATAGGTTAAGCAGAGACTTCCAAGCAGACCTAGACCCAGATCCTAAGATTAGAAACGCACGGAAAGATCAGTACCGTAATTCTTCTGACCTAGGTAGAAATGCCATCCTTGATATCATCAGTAGCGGTAAAGTTGACACGGCTAAGATTGAGCGCCTGTTCTCCGAGGTCATTACTGACATAAGGTCAACCTCTGGTGTTAGTGGGCGTAAGGCAGCTAACATTGGTAAGGCTAAACACCAAGCAGCTGCAACTCTAGCTTGGTTCATCCATGAGCAGTTCCACACGCACGCTCAGATGGACTACATGCTCAACCAAGCTGATGCTGCTGGAGAGCATTGGACAACAGCACTAGCTCAAGAGCAGAACCTGTCTAATGACACTGCTCTTGGTATGAGCTACACCAGAGATAAGTTTATTAGGGCCTACAACAGCGGCGGTAGAGACAGCCAGCAAGTAGAAGACCTGATGCGTATCATTGGGCAAGCTCAGTTGTATATCCCTATCGTCGCTCCTAGTGCTGTCAATGCAAACGTTACTACGATGTCGAGAAGACCAGTAGTCAACGCCTTGACGTACACGTCTCTGACAGACATCAACAAAGTCCAGAACGTTGTAATGCACGGACTTAACGAATCCCAGCTAAGTCAGCTCCACTTAGCTTCCATGTTTGTAACTGGTCAGGGCTCTATAAAAGGTAGGCAGCAAGGTGTAAGCGTATTCGGTACGCTATCTGCTGCTATGATCGCTGCTAGAGCCAGCAGTGACTCTACTGCAGAACTATACGGAGACCTAGCTGGTCAGGTTAGGCAGCTGCACCAAGATACAGCCTCTAAGCTGGCTGCTCTAGAAGGTAGGCACTTAGAAGCCAAAGCTTCTGGTGATCCGCTACTTGCTATGAACACAGGTCTAGGTGCAGAATCCCAAGCTATCCTAGACCACGTTGAAGGTGTCATAAGCGGGTTTGCTGACCCTACCAAGTCTACCCACCTATCTACGTTCCTACACAGGGCTAGAGAGCAACAGAAGAACGCACCTGTTGTATCAGTAGAAGCTACCAGCAAAGTCAACATTAGAAGCAATGCCTTCCTAAGTGCACTGGAGAGGGCTGGCATTGGTTCTCTATCTATCGTCCTTCCTCAGGTAGAACTGGTAAACAAAGGCGTTGGTAGAGGCTTCGCAGCTAATGTAACGGGTACCTATGATATCCCAATGCTGGACTTCGAGGTGCTCCGTGGAATGAGCTCTGGTTCCGGCGCTGGTTCTGAAATCGTAGAACAGTTCAGGAACGTCCTGGAGATTCAGCTAACTGAGTTTAGTACTCTACAGAAGCTGTCTCAATCGATGGGGCAAAAGGACGCCTTTGGTAACCCTGTAAAGGTTATGGTGACAGAACCTGAGCAGGCACAACTAGACCGACTGCAGCAGTCTGTACAGAAGATCCATACCTGGTATACAGATAACCTAAGTAACGACTTTATGTCCTCTGTGTACGGTTCTTACAAAGCTGCTGGTAGTACTGTCACAGCTACCACACACGCGTCTATACCTACGGGGATGTTGGTATACGGTAAAGCTGCTATGCGTAAAGCTGTAAAGAGTACAGCAGATGTAATCCGTAGAGCAGCTCAAGAAGAGTACCTGCAAATTGGTGGAAACCTTGCCGATAAGCCTGGTTCTGCTAAAGCCATCGATAAGATCTTTATGGACTCCCTAGGTCTGGGAGAATCTGCAGACTTGCTACACGCCCGTATAGGTATTTCTAAGAAGGGCTACAAAGACAAGGATGGCAAGTTCGTTGAGGTACACGGTAAGGTACTGAAGGCTGCTGAGCTGCAAGGATTCAAGATTGAGTCTGCTGTAGACGTCAGTAAAGCTAGAGTGCTGAGCCAGAAGGGTGTCACACACTTCCTCTACAACCAACGTGTTGATAAGAACAAGAACGTCCTTGCTGAGTCTGTATCTAACGTAGTTGATCAATTCGTTAAGAAAACATATGGCTACCTAGGAGAGACAGAAACTTGGCACCTGGACTCTAAAGGTGAGCTGGTAAAGCGTAAGTTGGATACCGCATCCTTTATGGACGCAATCCACTCTGAAGCTATGGGAGCTATTGAAGCTCGCCTTGAGAAAACATCTGACGGCTGGAAGAAACGAGTATCTCAGCACGATATCTTTAGGAGTGTTAAAGGCATTCTGAAAACTATGGCTCTAGAGAACTCTGCGCACTACGGTGGTCGTGTAGGTTCTCCCATAGAATCTGAATGGTCAGCCCACTTGTCTCTATCAGCTGAGAAGTTTGGCTTACTGCAGGCTGCTAATCCTTGGTTAGGTGGATCTACAATCAACCCCGAGCTGGCAGGCGCTACGATCTTTACGAGCATGTTCTCTCAAGGTCCCACAAAGGGCGACTATGATGGTGACATGAACGCCTATATGGACGTGGCTAAGTGGACACAGCTGAAGAATGAAGTCGGCCGTGCTCAGACTATACGTAAACGTATTCAGGCAGCTTTAGACGCCCAATCTAAAAACACAAAGAAGCTAACCTTAGAGCAGAGACTAAACTTCCTGCCCCCAAGCCTGCAGAGTGAGAATGCTTGGCTAAAGAGATTCGAAGATTCAACTAAACAACAGGAATTTGAGAAGCTCAGCAAAGGTATTGAAGATAACAGAACCTTCCGTACACTGATCCGTACTGGTGAGAAGTACGCTGGCTTACAGGGAAGTGTAGCCGACTATGAGAGCGCTCTTGCTAGCAAAGACACAAAGAAGCAAGCCGCACTCATCAAACAAGCTCAGGGCAGCATTGAGCAAATCAGAAGCCTGTTTGAAAATAGTGCTGACTGGTTTGCTGAGTACGTAAACGAGATCAACGCTAGAGACAAATCCGCAAGGGAGAACGGTGGAACTGTATTCCAGGATCTCTCAGAGAAAGCCCGCCGTGAGATGCACTTTGACATCTCAATGAACGTTACTGAGAAGGCTATGAGCAAGCTAACTCAGAGTATGACCAATCCCTTGGCTATGAACAGAAAGATGTTCAGGTTCATCCAAGAGTATACAGGTGTTGCCGGTACTGAGATCATCGGTAAGCAGTTCAACATCACTATGGAGACTATGAACCACATCAACACCATGATTGGTGAAGCTGATGGTAAGTACAGAGGCAAGTTCTTTGGAGGATCCAGTGACCCTCGTCAGTCTACACAAGTTAAAGGTGTAGCAGAGTTCTTCAGCAAGCTATCTCAGATGACTCGTGACGCTATGAAGCCGAAGGGTGTCAAAGAATACAAAGACCTAGAAGACTTAGCAGTGGCACACAGTGGTAGCGGTGGTAGAGCTGCCATGGCTAACGTCACAGGTGCACGTACGGTCTCCTACATGCACGCTATTATGAACAACAACTTCATGATGGCTAACGGTAGGGCAGTGGCTCGTGATCTCATTGGTGATCCAATGCTTGATCACATGTTCAAGCCTGAGTTTGTTGGCCACTTGGATAAGGCAGCTCCACTACCTGAGTTCAAAGAATACCGAGCACAGGTATACGAGCAGTTCAAACGGGTTGCTGCGCAAGACCTGTCTACCTTCTTAACTTCCAGCCTTTGGGACATTAAGACTAAGTCCGGTGGTATCAACGCATCACTAGAAATGGTTGAGCGTTCTGGAGTTGCAGATACCCTAGCTCACTACTTCTCCAGATCTCTTACAGATAGCAAAACCGGGATCGTAGAGGAGAAGGGTGCCTTCGCCAAACTGAAAGCACTGCTGTCTACACCTAACTCTGGGGATGAGCTTAAGAAGCGATTCCTGACTTACGTAGACGAAGCTGGTAACTCCAAATTCGTAGCCACAGAGAATGTGTTCAACGTAGGTAAGGATGGGAACTTTGTAGACCTAACTACTAGCTCTACTGGAGGTAAGAACCATGTAACTGAGCTACAAGCTCATGTAGCACGGGCATACTACGGTAAGGTCACTGAGTGGTTCTCTTCTGATGGTACGTCGGATATGCATTTGCTTGACGCTATCAGAGCTAAAAGCATTCAGAGCAAGGACTACAGTCTAGCTCTGAGGCAGCAGGCATCTAAGTATACGCATGGCGGTAAGCTAACGGTTGATAGTACAGATCTGAATGGTAACGAGTTTACTCTTGAGACTAAAGCTAAACACATGTTAGACCTGGCAGCTAGGCCCCACACTGCACGTCACCAGTTAGAACTGGTTGCTGCTCTGGAAAACCTCGTTGATGGAACTGTAATTGAAAAGGCAGGTGGTGTTGATGCTTGGCGTACTAATCTAAACAAGATGGATCCAAACGGTTCCTTTGGTAACGCCATGATGGATTACTTGGACCAGCGTTTAGATGGTAAGTCTAGGCAGGACATCCGCAGGAACTCTGCCGTTGCAGGAGAGATAGCAAAGAGCGTACGTAGTAGCTCACGTAAGCGCCAAATGCAAGAGTACGCAGTAGCAACTGCTGACGACCTGACATCTATATTCTCAGGTCTAGGGGATGATCCAGCCCTCCAAGAGATCCAGAGTAAGATCTCAGCTACCAATAACCTACTTGCCCAACACCAAGGCTTAAAGAAGGATGGCTTAGGCCATATGTGGGGTAGGATTGAGAATGCCTTTAGTAAGGCCCTGTCTCCAGAAGTCAACGTAGCTGGGTTTAAGAATCGTGGGTCTCAGTCAGGTCACGTAATGGTAGGTACTAGTGTCGGCGCCCTAGGTGGCGGTATTGGTGCTGCCGTTGAAATGCATAATGAACATCAGAAGATGCGCTACGAGCATATGGGTGCTGGTATGGCTGCAGGCGTTCTCTACAGCGCACCACAAGCTATGGCTCACAGTCTGCTGCAGCAGAACCACCAGCAAGCAATGGTGAGTGCAGCTACGATGATGGGCGCCATGGCTGTTGGTACTGTTGCGGAGAATATGGGAACAGCACTCCTGCGTATGCCTAAGTCGGCTGCTCTATCACGTACGCTGGTTGGAGGCGTATTCGCAGGTGTTGTAGGCGCTATAGTAGCCAAGCCCATAGAGCGCGGAGTAAGAGCTCTGATGGGTGCTGGTAAGAAGCTGAGAGACAGAGTCGTTATGGATCTGCAGGCTGGTGCAGAGACTCTAGCTGATACAATTGCCAGCTACCAGGAAGGTCTACTTGAAGATGTTACCGGTGCTCTTCAAGTTGTAGACCAAAACCTAGAGGATGTTCTTATAGGAGAAGACGATGGTTCCTACCTAAGTGGTATTGCTGATGAAGACGGCGATGAGGCTCCTTCCTCTATCGTCAGAGGAGCAATCGATCAGGAGACTAATGTAGTTGGTGAATAGGAGAGTGTTATGAAGAGACTGCTTTTGGTTGTTCTACTTTCTATAGCTACTCCAGCAACCGCTGTCACAATAGACCAGTATATAAGTAAGTATGGTAATACCCCTGTTGTCTTTGGGGATCCACCAAAGAACACAGAATGGGATTGGTCTTGGCACAACAAGGAAGAACAATGGACGGTTGTAGCAGCTACAAGGCCGAATCAGTCAGACGTGGTAGGGGAAGTAGTAGCTTTGGCCAGCTACGAAGGAGATATTAGAATCCTAAACCCAAAGGATTATCTATTTGACTTACCTAGTGGTCCTAGTAAGATCATTGCTAGGGGAACGCGTAGAACTAGACTTAGACGCAGAGATAACCGATTCTACTGGGTACAAGAGAAGTACGCCTCAGGTGAGGTTGTACTAAAGAAGTTCTTCGCACACCCTAACGGGAAACCCTATCTATACTGGTATGAGGTTGATCGTCCCAGAAGATGAATAGCCAACGATATACACTCGATGATGTCCAGACTTCGAATAGGTGGAGGTACCATTTGGAATGCCCTGACTGCGGTAAGGACATCAAGTGGGTTATCGTTGGTGGTGGTCGAGGCCTACTCCCTGGTTGGGGTAGGTGGAAGTGCAAAGGGTGCAACCACTTAGGAATTGCACCCTTTGAAGAGCTCAACCAGGCTATGGATGCTCAACTAGAGAAAGAGCGCCAAGCACGCATAGCTGAACAGGAGAAGACAAGAGAAAAGTTCACCAACTCCAAAGACAAGTACCTCAATAACTGGGGTAAGAGGACAGACTTTGGACGTGGTCCTCGTGCGCGCTAAGTAGCAAATCTACCCTATCCCTCAGCAGAAACAGTTGCTCTAGAACGGCGTCAGGTACGTCGTCTCTAGAGCATCTTTCTGTTAGCCTACGAATGGTGTGAGATAGAGAGTTCATC